CAGTAATGCAATTTTATAATTGTCCTCAGCTATTTGAGCGAATCTGAAATTCTTATGAAAATCCAAAGTATCCGTATCGATATCAAGTTTTTGACCAGATATAATCTGATCAAAAGCCATGATTAATCGTTTCGAATCAACTGAATCTATTTTCTTTCCGAAATAAGATCAGGGATTTTTATAAAAATTAAAGAGTGAAATCAACTGAAGTCATGTTATACCTTCCTTATTCAAACATTTTTGAGTAAGGAATCCTATAATAGAGTGAATATAAGCGTTTTTCTTAGAATGTTTTAGTGATTGGACAAGAAGGAATGATCTTTTGAGATTTTTTCCTATCTTTCTGTTCACTAATTTTGTTGCAATGCTCAATCTTCCAAAGAAGTTATTATTACTAATAAACTCCTTAAAAGACCAAGCAGATACATCAAAACCATAATAAGAGGTTCGCTTAGCAAACTCTACTACAGGTCGGGATGATATAATACTTTTTGATTTATTAATAGTAACCCCTAACTTATCACATAAAGATAAGTAACGGTTAGCTATATTTTCTTCAAAAAGCACAATATCATCACCAAGTACAACATACTCGGTATATCAACCTTGGAATGTGGGGTACTCCATCTTATAACAATACTGAACCATCATATGATGTAGTAAATTCAGCATTGCTCAAGATGAGAGCGCTCCCATAGGTTGACCAACTTTATAGTAGTAATCTCCTTCTAATATTTTATAAGAATTACGATTTACTCTATAAGGTCTATCAACCAGTATCTTTAATCAGATATCTCCAAAGTTCGACCCAAACAATCCGTTTAATAATTTGGCTTGACACTCTGCAGGCAACCTATCGGTTGCAGCAGAGAGATCAAAACCAAAAGAAGCATTGTACTTCATTGACAAGGTTTGAGCGTAAGAAAATGCTCTTTCCTGATCATGAGTACCATCATTTGGCAACTTATGAAATATATCAAAAAGTTTCAAATGTAAAGGTTTTAGTAATGATTGAGTTATTACATCAACCATAGCAAAAACCCTTAGCTTCCCGGCTGCCTCTTCTTTGAAAGCCAACCGCCCTATAGGGGCAGTTGAACCTTCAGAGCTTTGGAAGCCTTTACCATCGCGAATCATATTGGAAAACGAAGAGACATGATCAATAGATCACTCTAAGTTTGAAAATACAGTTCTCAGAAATTCAGAAGAAGTTAAGGAAATATACTCATTAATAGAATTAAAGACAATAGTATTTGCCTTTAATGAATTAAATGAAGTAAAAATTCCTTTTCAACTTACTTTACTAGAGGGACTAGATTTTTGAATAGGCACAAGCCTTTTCACTTCTAGCTCCTTAAGATCAAATTTCAAAGAAAAATTTGTAAGAATTTTTTTAGAATAATTTTCTAAAAAATAATTAAAATCGTTCAATGATTTTTGATCTCCAGTAAAAGGATCAGTAATAGTATTTATCTTTGGATTAAAATCTGTTTTAAAAACTCTATAAATAGAGAACAGAGTTAATCAAAGACGAATAACTGTTAGAGATCCCCGACATATCGAAGCTCGGTCTGCTAATTTAATACAATTAGGAAGACCTGACTTCGACAGTCTGGGTAAAGGTAAGTTAGGTTCAATCTCTCTCAAACTTGAGAAAGGTTGCCCCGCTATCTTTTTCTGAACCGCTAGTTGACAAGCTTTTAGATATTTTGTTGTCATAATTTCACCGTGATTCTTATTAAATTTAATAATGAATTGGGCGAAATTATGCATCATTCTAATACGGTTAGTCTCTTTAGTGTTATTAAATATAGTTTGGAGAATTCTCCTTCCTATATCTAGGAACACCAACTTCAGATGTTTTTCATCTGAAAGTGAGATCATACTACCCGCCTTGTACACAGTTTTATAAAGCTTAAAATTTTTAAAGAAAGATGTAGAAAAATTATTATTTTTTTGCATTTTATTTAAAGCATTTTAAGTCCTGAGTCTTTCGACTGGGAAACTCACTCATATCGAAAGGAAATTGGATATTTGATTATAACTTTTAAGAGGTATAGATCCCTCTATTTTATAACTGATTCCAAATCCCAACGGTATAGGGTGGCTTCTTTAATAATTTTCATTATTAAAGGAATTTATAAAACCTAAATACAGGGGCAGGTAGTACTTACG